CGCAGATGTAATGGTTACGGAATACGCGGACGGGCTTGAGCATCGGGGTCTCCTGTGTTTCGCTCGACAAACGCAATGTAGTGTTGACAGCTTACTCTTGTCAAGTCAGATTGCGGTATGAACACGAGAGACAGAGAGATTGCACTGGCCAAGCTAGAGGCGAGGACGGTGAAGAATGGTTGCTGGGTGTGGCAGGGCACGGTGAACCGCGGCTATGGGAGAGTAGGTCTGCCAGTTCGCAAGCCACGCAAGGCATGGCGCGTCCAGCCGCCCAGATTGTACAGCGCCCATCGACTATCTTGGGAAGTTCACCATGGTCCTATCCCGCCCGGAATGCTGGTGTGCCACCGTTGTGACAACCCATCATGTTGGAACCCCGACCACCTGTTCCTCGGAACCAATGCCGACAACAACCGTGATGGCCGCAGCAAGGGACGAGGCGGCGGCGGCTCGACGTCGGTCATGAACATGCAGAAGGCGGAGGCGATCCGCCGTATGTGGAGCGCTGGCATGAGTAGGAGCGAGATCGCTGCGCAGATGAACCTGTCATTCGGACAAGTCTGGGGCGTGACATCAGGTAGATATTGGCAACTCAAGACTTGACACAGGTAAGGCATGATCGTATGTATCGGGTGTCGAGCAACACAAAGGAGACCACGATGACCATGCGGGCCGGATGGACGATCAACGGAAAGCACTTCTGCGAAACCTGGACCACACGCCGCGGCGCACCGACGCTGCTCTGCTTCATCGACGGGAAGCCCATCGCACGGGCAAAGTATCTGGTCGCCAGGGAAGAGGCCCGGCAGGCCGAAGCAGCCAAGCAGGAGGCAGCGTGATGGCCTACCGCATCCGTGTCGGGCTGGAGGGCGAGGGGAGACGCGCCGTGACCCGACCATGGGCGGACCCAGAACATCCCGGCAACAGGATCAGACCACGCGTCCGCTGCATCGGATGCGGCGTGCGAGGTTGCATCACCGCATGGGGACCATGGTGCTTCCGGTGCAACGTGGCGCGCATGACGCGGCTGAACAGCGGTTTTGCCGAGATTGCTGAGTTATACGGGCTGCGCGAGCCACACACACAGGGAGACGCGCCGTGAGCGGGCCACTCACGGCTGGCTCTGCCATACTATAGCCACCTGACATCCCACCATCGCCACCACCATTGCCAGCGTCATCCATAAACTCCGGTGCATCAGGTAATCAGCCAGCCCCACGCCGGGTGCCATCCGCTGCGGTTGTGCTTGGCGAACTGGTCATCGATCCACGCATAGCTCGACGCCGCCTCTGCCACGCCGCAGCGCACCGCCACAGCCAGCGCCGCCCGGCAATACTGCGCGTAACCCACCGAGCCGCTGGTCTCGTTGTAGAGCTCAGCCATGCCGGTCGGATCGTCCGATGCAAACGGCACCTCATCCGGGTGCATCGCCACCATGCGCATTGCGGCCTCGAGCCAGGACAGATATGTCGGCCCGGTCAGCACCTGACCCGCGGCGTGCGCCACACCAGCGCTGCGCGTGACCTCCCACAGCGCCGGGTCTGACTTGTTGATGACCGTCATCACCTCGTTCTGGCACTTCACCTGAAAAGGTTCGACCGGCCACGGCCCGCCAGCGTAGTGATCGACCGGGACAAACGTGTCCTTGTCGGTGATCGCCGCAGTCAGGCTGCACGTATATACAAGGCCGGTGTTGTAGGGGATCGGCGTCGCGCGCGGCCACGCCTCGCCGTTGGTCCGCTGGACCTCGGAATCGATCTTCCACACCAACGGTTCGCTCCACTCGTCGAAGCCCAGCTGCACGCACATGCCGTAGACCAGCGATTCCATGGCATCCTGCCAGAACACCGCGTAGGTGCCCGCCGGGTGTGTCGCGTTGCCCTGCGAACCACCGAAGGACCGGCAGCGGAACACCGAGTAGATCGGATCTTCGTTGGCCATGTCCTCCAGCATGGACAGCCTGACCTGCTCCATGTGTGCGTGGAACACCGAGCGGGCCAGCAGCCAGCGTGGCGGGTCGTCGGATGAGGCGGCTGCGGCATACAGCTTGTTGCGCAGCGCCCAGGCGCCATACCGGCCCGCCTTGGTGTAGCGGTAGGCAGACGGCTCGCCCATGATCTCTAAGTTCGCCTGGAACTGCAGCGCCTCGAGGTAATACGGGTCACCGGTCAGCAACCACGGCAGATAGCTACACGCAGGCGAATGACCGCTGTCATACGAGACGATGCCGGGCACCAGGGGAACGATCGGGTTGCCGCCCGATGGGTAGTTGCTGAGCTTCGGGTAGTCGTTGATCAGGTCGAGCGGCGCGGCGGTGACGGGGTCACGCAGGTGCATGGACATCGTGCCCGACGCCTCGCCCTGCGCCAGCACGGTGCTGGTGTTGTTACCTTTGCACAACCACTGGGCCTGCCAGCCGGTCATGATGCCGATGTCGGGCCGATCGCCGGTCCAGCCCATGCCGGTGACCATGCCCGCAAAGCCCATCGGCTCGTAGGTCTGCGGCGCCAGATCGGTGATGAACTGGCCGAGCACCGTGCCGTCATAGTGCGGCACCTTGCCCTCGGCTATCAGTGTTTCATGTGAAACACGCACCGGCCTGGGTGCGGACTGCCAGCGCCAGCGGGCATACCACGGATGCGACGGGACCGAGACCGTGGCCACCAGTTCGTCACCGTCCCAGATCTCGGCGGTGTAGGCGCCCAGGTTGGCGGGCGTCAGAGAGGCGACCAGGGGGACACCGAGCTCGACCACGATCTCCTGCCGCCCGCCTTCAGCGTCGGGCCGGAACCACACGGTGAGGCCGTGGAGCCGGTCGTCCTGGCGCGGCGCGCGGAAGCATTGCTGCACGAACGCGTCATCCGGGTCGACGTAGTCGCCGAGGTTCTCCGCGGTCTCCTGCGCATACCAAGTCTCGGTCCCATTGATGGCGATCATGACCGCCAACCCGCCCTCGCCCGGCCCTGGCTCTGGCTCCTCCGGTTCAGGCAGCGTGTTGTCGATGATGCCGCCCGGCGGTCCGATCTCGATCGGCGGTGTGGTGCTGGCAGCCTGCTCCAGTACCGCCACCCTGGCGTTCAGGTCGGCGATCTTCTGCTCATGCTCTGCCAGCACCGCATCGGTGGCACCGGCATGCTGTTCCAGCGCATCGACCGCGTTCTCCAGCGCCAGCACCCGCTGTTCCAGATACAGATCGTCCTCTGGCTTGGCCATGACATGGTTCCAGTTGGCGGGAATCCGCCGGTGGTGGCATGTTACCCACAGGGGGAGCCACCCGCTATGTCGATGATGACGATGCCGTTCACCCACGAGGTGCGGTACGCCGAGCTCAGCTACGCGCAGAAGCGGGCGATCCGCGAGCAGTTGGAGGCGTCGTTCGACTGGGATGACGGGAAGTACGCCGAGGGCGTGTCAGACCACAGCATCGCCGCCGAGGTGGGTGTCGGCTGGTCGCTGATCCGGTATGTCAGAGAACGTGATTACGGGATGGCGCGATGAGGACCGAGCGCATCGGCGATGCGACGCTGTATCTAGGCGACTGCCGGGACGTGCTGCCGGGGCTGTCGGGCGTGGATGCCGTGGTGACGGACCCGCCGTTCGGTATCGAGTTCGCCAGCAACCACGTTGCTACGACGACCACCGCAGAATGGATGCGATCCACGATTGCATGCGATGAGGATACATCTGCGCGAGACGACGTTCTCGCCTGGCACGAACATGCAGCATACGCTGTATTCGCAAGCCAACGCGCCAAGCCTCCATTCCTATGGAAGCATATGCTTGTGTGGGACAAAGGGCCTGCGAGTGGAATGGGCGACTTGTCATTCCCTTGGAAGGCTTCCTTTGAACTGATCTATGTCGGTGGAAGCGGCTGGCGCGGCTTTCGTGATGAAGGGGTTATTAAGGGATGCTGGATGGTGTCTCGCGCCTCGATGGGGCGTGTGCATCCAAACGAAAAGCCGGCTGAACTTCTGCGACACATCGTTGATAAGGCACCCGGCGAAACCATCCTCGACCCTTTCATGGGCAGCGGCACCACGGGCGTCGCCAGCGCGCGTCTAGGCCGCAGCTTCATCGGCATCGAGATTGAGCCGCGCTACTTCGACATAGCGTGTCGCCGGATCGAACAGGCACAGCGGCAGCGCGATCTGTTCGTGCATGCGCCAGTGCCGGTGGACCCGGAGGAGCAGCGCATCCGCGACCTGTTCGCGCCGCTGGCTGCCGACTGAGGTCGCCCCATGACGCTGCACCTGCAACCTGATATACTGGCGCCAGATACGAGCGATTCACCACCACCTGCGGGCGCTGCGTCTCCTCCCAACGACGCACCGCCCGACTTTTCCGCCTTTGATTTCGCCCTCCAGCGCTACAACCGCGCGCCGATCGCCTTTGTGAGGGAGGTGCTCCTGCAGGAGCCCGACCAATGGCAGGTGGAAGCCCTGCGTGGGTTCGCGAGGGGATTCACGCGACACTCCATCAAAAGTGGTCACGGTGTCGGAAAGAGTTGCTTGGCTGCGTGGGTCGTGTTGTGGTTCATCTGCACCCGCGCGCCGTTCAAGTGTGCCCTCACCGCGCCCTCTGCTCCCCAGCTTTTCGACGTGCTCTGGCCCGAGCTTCTCAAGTGGATGGGCCGCATGCCCGAGCAGTGGCAGGCGCTGTGGGACGTGACGACGGACCATATCACGCTCAAGAGCGACAAAGAGTGCTTCGTCACCGCCAGGACCTCCAGGCCCGAGACGCCCGAGGCGATGGCAGGTCTCCACTCCCGGAACATCCTGCTGGTCGCTGATGAGGCGTCGGGCATCGATGAGAAGGTCTACGAAGCAGCCAGCGGCTCAATGAGTAGTTCAGGTGCGATCACGCTGCTGATCGGTAACCCCACCAGAGACTCGGGCTTCTTCTGGCGCACTCATACGCTCGAGCGCGACCGCTGGCGCTGCATGACGGTGTCCAGTGCCGAGAGCACACGCGTGTCGCCCGACTACATCACCGAGATGTCGGAGCGCTACGGCTCCGAATCCAACGCGTTCAGGGTCAGAGTACTTGGCCAGTTCCCATCTGGCTCCGATGACGTGTTCATCCCCGGTGAACTGGTCGACAGCGCGATGAACCGCGACATGGCCCTCGATGTCGGCGCACCGATCATCTGGGGATTAGATCCGGCACGCTTCGGTGCTGACGCATCGGTGCTTATCAAGCGGCAAGGCTCATGCGTGACCGAGCCGCCACGTCGCTGGCGCAACATCGACCTCATGGTGCTGGCCGGCGCCATCAAGCACGAATACGACTTAGCCCACAGCGCACGCCCAATGCTCATCGTGGTCGACTCGATCGGCATCGGCGCTGGTGTGGTGGACCGGCTTCAGGAGCAGGCGCTGCCGGTGCTGGGCGTCAACGTCGCCGAGAGCCCGACCAACGCCACCAACTACATGCGCCTGCGTGACGAGCTCTGGGGACGCATGCGCGAGTGGCTGGCCACCCGCACGGTGCGCCTGCCACGCGACGACCTGCTCCGCGGCGATCTGGTCGCGCCCAAGTACACGTTCTCATCCACGGGCAAATTGACCATCGAGTCCAAGGAGTCCATGAGGCGAAGGGGCCTGCCATCCTGCGACTCGGCGGATGCGCTCATGCTGACCCTCGCGCAGCAGGGCCTGATGGTAACGTCAGCGAACCAAAGCTGGCTCTATGATACGCAGCCGGTGATGAGCGCAATTCCTGGGATGGAGTGAGCGATGCAGCTGATCCACATCGAGCGCGTCTCTGCCACCAGCGACGACGAGCGCCTCGGCTTTCTGCTGGCGGCACGCGCCAAGGCTGCCGAGCAGGTGGTCGCCGCCAACGTGCGCGCCCAGGCGAGTAAGGTCGACCTGATCGAGCATATTACCCGTCGCATCCAGGATGGCGCTGACCGGCTCAGGCTGCGTCACAGGCTGCTGGAGAGCGGCATGCCGCCTAGCATCGTCGCCGCCATCATGAGCGCTGCCACGGACGCTGTACGCCCCGACAGGGTGACCGGTGGTGCCAGCCAGCAGACGGACTTCCCCGAGTTCCAGACATGAGCCCGCTCGCAATCATCCTGGTCGTCGTGCTGCTGGTGCTCCTTCTAGGGGGCGGGTTTTACGGCTACCGCGGCGGCTACTACGGCGGCAGTGGATACGGCAGCTACGGCATCGGCATCGTGGGAGTGATCGTCATCGTGTTGCTGATATTGTTGCTGATGGGACGCATCGGATGAGCGGCATATTGCCACCCGGCGTGATGCCGCCGCCCGGCCTGCGCCAGGGCATCAACCCGATGGCGCCGCAGGTGGGCCAGCAAGGCATGAACCCACCCCAGCAGGGCCTGCTGGCGCCCAACACGCAGAGCTACGGTGCCCCGCCGCTGCCACCGATTGAGGGTCTGGTGCGACCGATGGGCCAAAGGCCCACCGACCACCAGGTCATCGCCACCTTGCTGCCCAGGCGCAAAGACGAGGACATCCCGGACGACCCGACCGACGACCTGCCACCGGAGATCCGGCCTTATGCGCTGGGCCTGCGCCCGAGCGTGCAGCCATCCTCGACCGAGTGGGTGCAGGAGATCGTCTACCAGCGCCTCGGCAAGGAGGACCACGAGATTGCCGAGATCAACCGATACTACTTTGGTATCGCTCGAAACTATGACGAGGAACTGAGCAACCAGCGCGTCACTGCCAGCGAGTATTACAACGGCAAGGGCTTCGGCGACGAACCGGCATTAAAGGGCCGCAGCCAACTGGTGATGACTGTTGTTAGGGATACGATTCGTTCGACACTCCCGAGCCTCCTGCGCGTGTTCACTGGCGTCGAGGACCCGGTGCATTTCGAGCCGATCAGCAACGAGATATCCGGCGACGACAAGCTGGCAACCATGCTGTCCCGCCAGGCGACCGATTACGCACGCTGGGCGCTGTTCGTGGCTAATCCCGGATGGAGCATATTACACGACGCGCTGCTGGACGCGCTGACCCGCAAGGCCGGCTGGGTGCGTTGGTCGTGGGGTAAGAAGCAGCAGATCCGCACCGAGGTGGCCGAGGGCCTCATCCTGCCGCAGCTGCAGATGCTGCTCGCCGAGCCGGGCATCGAGGCGCAACGCATCGTGCGCCGACCGATGACCAAGGCCGAGCAGGAAGCGATGGCCAAGACGCCCGAGGGCCAGATGTATCTGGGCCAAGGCGGGCCTCCGGAATACTGGAGCGCCACGATCACACGCAGCGTGCAGCAGGCGTGGCCGGTGGTTGAATCGGTGCCGTCCGAATGTGTGTGGGTGGTGTCTGACGCGTCCACCGTCAAAGAGGCGCGTGGTGTTTTCCACGTCAGGGACGTATCGGCCTCCGACCTGATCGAGATGGGGTTGGATGAGCACGCGGTGCTGCGGGCCGGCGGTTCAGCGCCCACGACGCAGTGGCGGCGCGAGGCGATCGCCAGGGACAGCGCGTCCGGGCACCACATGCACGGCGGGCCACCCAACGACCGTAGCATGGGCATGATCCGCTATATCGAAGGCTGGATCAGGTGCGACGCCGACAACGACCACAAGGCCGAGTTGCTGCACACCCACAGCCTGGGCGACGACTGCCGGCTGGTGCAGTGGGAGCGCACCGACGAGATCCCGCTGAGTTGCTTCACCCCGTATCGCGAGCCAGGACGGATCATCGGGTCGTCTGTGTCCGACATGGTCATGGACCTGCAACGCCTGCAGTCCCGCGTCATGCGCGCGACCTTGGATAGTCTGGGTCAGGCGATGTATCCGCGGACCGTGATCACCCTCGGTCAGGTGAACATGAGCGACGTGCGCCAGACGGCGATCGGCAGCATCATCAGAGTGGCACAGCAGGGCGCCGTGCAGGAGTTGGTGAAACCTTTCGCCGGGGCAGCGGCGCTGCCCATCATGCAGCTGCTGGAGGGGGTCAGAGAGAGCCGCACCGGCATCACTCGCGCCAGCCAGGGCCTGACCGTCGACGAGCTCCAGAGCACCGCGCCGATCGCTGTGTCGCAGCAGACCAGCGCTGCCCAAGACAGGCTCGACATGATGGCGCGGACCTTGGCCGAGACCGGACTGGCGCCCCTCTACTCGGGCCTTCTGCGCATGCTCGCCAAGCAGCAGGACCGGCCCAACGTCATCCGCATCCGGGGCGAGTGGATCAGCATCGATCCCAGAGCGCTGGGCACGATGTGGGAAGCGGCGGTGGAGGTGGGCGGCAAAGGCATGCCGATGGAGCGTCTCGCCATGCTCGCCCAGATCGCCGGCAAGCAGGAACAGATCATCACCAACTACGGCCTGCAGAACCCGCTCGTGGGCGTGCCCGAGTATAGGAATACCCTGGCGCGCATGCTGGAGACCGCGAACATCGCCGACGTCAGCAACTACTTCAAAGAGTTGCCCGACGACTGGCAGCCACCGCCGCCCAACCAGGGGCCAACCCCGGAACAGGTGCTGGCCATGGTACAGCAGCAGAAGACCGCCGCGGATCTGGAGACCGATCGGGCAAAGGCCCAGACGGACCGGAGCAAAGCCCTGTCGGACGACGACCGCGAGCGGGACAAGGCGGCGCTGGACGCATGGGTTGAGCTCTGGAAGATCGGCGCCCAGTTCGGCACGCCCGTGCCATCGCTCGATGAGCTACGCGCGGCGATGCAGCCAGACCAGCCCAACCTGGGCCTCATCGGCGACCTACCGCCTCCCACGTCACCGCAGCAGCCGGCGACCGGCATGCAGGGGCCGCAGCAGCCCAAATCGGGGCCAGCCTCGCCGCTGATGGGGATGGCGCCGGGACAGGGCGGCGGCCTGGGGGCCCAGCGTCCGCAGGCGCCGCTGGCTCCGCCGGTCGGCTCCACCCCGCCCGACACCGCTCATATGGTTCGCCAGGCGCTCGCCACCGGTAACTTACCGACGACGTATGGTCAGATTGCTGACCGGGCGGTGGCCGGCAACATCGCCGGCATGGGCGGGCCTTCGGTCAGGCCGGGCGCGTGACATGGGTGACCGGCACAAGCGCCCGATGAGCGGTGAAGAGCGGGATTTGATCATCGCGCTCCGAATCCAGGGCAAAACCTATCCGGAACTCGCAGAACTGACCAAAAGACCCCTCGGAACCATCAGTTCGGTGCTTTCCAAGGCGATTTTGACCCGAAAAGACCTCAGAACGCGCGAGATGGACCCGACTGTGAAGCGGAAAACGCTATGAACTGGACTTTGGACCTTAACGCCGAGCCCAAAAGCATCATGGAGGCCCGTCAGGAGGCTTCCATGGCCCAAAGGGTGCTGAATGACGCGGTTTTCGTCGATTTTCTCGACCAAATGCAGCATGCAGCATCAAATACCGCGCTCTTTGACGACAAACTGGAGACCAGGGACGCCGCACGGGTGAAGGTGCTCACCATTGCCGAGCTCAAGGCGCGGCTTCAGGAGGCGGCACGCCGCCCGCTGCAGGACGCCGAGGACCAGGAACAGGCGCAGGTACACGAATGAGCATATGCAATAAATGCGGCGAGCGGGAGCGCAAGCCAGGGCAGCGATGGTGCCGTGAGTGCCACGCAGCCTACA